AAAAGAATCAGACACAATCAAAATGGATTGTGAAGTATTAGAGGTATTACCTAACGCAACATTTAAAGTCAAAGGACTAGAAACACAACATGAACTTATAGCCTATCTAGGCGGCAAAATGCGTCAGGCAAAAATTAGAATTACACTAGGTGATATCGTAGAGGTAGAGATTAGCCCTTACGATCTTAAAAAAGGCAGGATAACGTACAGAAGGTAATGTACAATATTGAAGATATTCGAGAAGTCCATTTAGAGATTTCAAGTTTATGCAACGCTCGTTGCCCTGAGTGTCCTCGCAACTATCGTGGCTTTCCCTACAACGATGGTTACCCCGAAACAAACTTAACACTTGTGCAAGCTCAACAGATATTTGAGCCACTGTTTCTTAATCAGTTACAAACTATATTGATTAACGGCAACTATGGTGACATTGTAATGAATGAAGAAGCCATAGACATTATTCGTTACTTTAGACAACACAACAAAACTGGTGACATTTATATTAGCACTAACGGTAGTGCTAGGCGAGACAACTTTTGGCAAGAACTGGCAGAACTAGACTGTAAGATAGAGTTCGATTTAGACGGTATGTCAGACACACATACCTTGTACAGACAAAACACAAACTGGAACACAGTAATAAAGAATGCCAAAACATTTATAGATGCTGGCGGTTATGCCGTCTGGAAGTTTATCAAGTTCAAACACAACGAGCACCAGGTTGAAGAGTGTGAAGAAACCAGTAAGCAACTAGGATTTAGTGTATTCAAAGTAGTGGAAGAGGGCAGAGATCAAGGTCCTGTATACGACAAACAAGGCAACCTCGTACACATATTAGGAGACTGGACACATCACTGGGACGGTGTTGACCACAAAACTGTAGAGCCTTATATCACTAAACGTAAAGGCGAGATGTTACTGTTTGACGACATAGCCAAGTATTTTACACCAGCAAAACAAATTAACTGTGAAGTTAAAAAAACTAAGAGCGTGTACATCACAGCCAACGGTGAAGTGTATCCTTGTTGCTACCTAGGTTTTTATCCACTTACAAATGTAGGCTTTGGTGAACAGTTAGAAGTCTTAAACAAACAACTACGTCCCTTAATTGCAAATAACAATGCACTAAAACATTCATTATCAGAATGTATTGCATGGTTTAATGAGATAGAGAAGTCTTGGTCTTGTTCTACTTACCGAGAGGGCAGGCTAATGAAGTGTGATCAACAGTGTGGCGATAAATAATGATATTAACTGGGAAAATATCATGCTTGCTTTTTGGAAAAGTTTCATTGTAGGACTGGGAGTAGGAGCGGTTACTTGGATAACTGCATTAGAAGCACATGGTCAAGAAATACCAGAAGCACCCGCTGACCAATATATAGAAGCACAAAAGCAGATGAAGCCCACTAACTGTTGGCCTCTTATGTATACTCTAGAAGGTATCAAAGCACAAGGACTAAACGTACTATGGCAAGCCAAAAATCAAGATGATCAGTGGCAAAACAATCAAGTATTGTTTGCAGGTCCTAACAATATGTGGGTACTATTAGAAATAAATGATAGTATGGCGTGTGTTCTTGGTGCCGGTACAAATTATATATTACTAGATCAACTTTATAAAGGCGATGCATCTTAAATTACTAAAACAAGACGAAGTTGTTTTTGAAATAGAATTATTAGAAAACCCCTTCGTAGACAAGTTTTTGTCACGTCTAATTTACATGAATGAAACTTATCAGTTTTCTTCATCCATTCTTGAGACTCCAGGTCGCAAAATAACATATGATCCTGTGTCAGCAAAAACTATAGGACAGGAATTAAGATCAACAATAAGTATTCTCAACTCCAGAGGATATAAATTCCCTATACCAGAAGATAAAATTTACTTAGATAACAATGAAGCGAGTACGCAACTTCTTAATAAGTTGTCACTTTATTTTTATTGTGGACATAAGTCAGTAAGCCATAGAGAGGCAAAAACAACGTGGGATTATACCGATGAATCTTTGGTTTTTCAAGGACCTGCTCACGAATCAGAATATCAAGAATTTAGTAACCTTTGTCATAAGATAGCCAGACTAGTAAGAGAAATGAATAAGTTTTACATAAATGACAATCTAGCACTTTTCCCCAGCGCATTTCATGTAAACATTGATTTTGATACTACTAAACCTAAAGCTCAGGAATTAGATCAAAATTATTACATAGACTTTACTGAAGAAGATTTTGAGCTGTACTCTAGTAATGATTTAAGTTATGATGTTTGGGTAAAAACTTTTGAACAAGGAAAACTATATCTTAATGCTTTCTTTGACATAGATGACCCCACTCAACCTAACATAAGCCAAGGCGAAATGTATACAGGATCTTTTGTTTTAGGACATCAAAAAAGTTTACAATATCCCAAATATCTAAAATGGCTTGACAATTACGGAATGGATCTTACAAAAGACAAAGTTGGTATCCCCTTAGGTAGAATTATTAAGGGAGCGGAAGATATGTATAATTATATGAGTCTGTTAACATTTACGCCTGATTTAAGCAGAGAATATGGAATAACTGAAATTCAGGTATATTAAAGGAGATAAAGATGATCACAGAATGGGTAACTAAAAGATTAGCAGAGCGCACAAGTTGGGACGGTATTGTCTTAGTTGGTGCAGGTGTAGCATTTTTAATTTTTAAACCAATCGCTAGTTTAGTCGCTTACGCCGCTATTGCGTATGGCGCTTGGACTATCTGGAAAGAAGAAGATTAAAAAGTCTTTGCATTTTAACAAACAATCAACTATAATTAATACATGAAAAAAATTAACTATTATACCGAACAGGGTCGGCAATCCCTACAGGGAGGGCTGAGCAGACTATGACATATATCGTGAATGACGCTTGTATTAAATGCAAGTATACAGATTGTGTTGAAGTCTGCCCTTAGCCAGTAGACTGTTTTTATGATGCAGGTACAATGCTAGTAATAAATCCAGATGAATGTATTGACTGTGGAGTATGCGAACCAGAGTGTCCAGCAGAAGCCATTAAAGTTGATACAGATATGACGGAAGAACTAGAGTTTTTTAAACAGTACGCTATAGAGCAGTCTGAAGGCAAGCAACCTATTGTTAAAAAAATAGATCCTATGCCAGATGCTGATTCAATGAATCCTGTATTAAATACTAGTGTAGGAAACAAAAGACACTTACTATGATTGAAATTACTGAATCAGCCTTGGGCAAACTACAAACTATCCTGAACGAGGAACACCCTGGTGGTAAACTTCGTATCTTTATTCAGGGCGGTGGTTGCTCGGGCTTTCAGTACGGTTTTGCCATTGAGCAAGAACAAGAAGAAGATGACTTTGTAATCACAGAAGGCGGTGTAAGTGTATTAGTAGACTCAATGAGTAGCGCATACCTCCAGGGCGCAACAGTAGATTACTCAGAAGACCAATACGGCGAAAACTTTACCATAAAAAATCCCAACGCTTCAAGTCATTGCGGATGCGGCTCCTCCTTTACACCATATTAAACTTAGACTTTGATTGCTGAAACTAATAAATAACAGTAATCGAGGATAATTTAACATGGCAAGACAAATTATTAATATTGGGTCCAGTGCTAACGACGGTACAGGTGACCCATTAAGAACAGCGTTTGATAAAATAAACGACAACTTCCAAGAAATATACGGCGCTACAAGTGTTGGTACTAACCTTGACATAAGTGCTAATACTATTGCTAGTACGAACACTAACGGTGACATCACATTAGACCCCAACGGTACAGGCATGGTAGTAGTTTCCAGCGACGAAATTAGAATTAGCTCTAGCAAAACGCCAGCAGCCGCAACAGGTGCAGATGGCGACGTTGCAGGTCTAATAGCCTGGGATAGTAGCTACATTTATGTTTGTACTGGGACATACGACGGATCAACAGCGATTTGGACAAGAGCCGCTATAAGCACTTGGTAAGGATAAACAATGGCAAGACAAGTAATTAACATAGGTACCATTGAGAACGACGGCACCGGAGATAAACTCCGTGATGCAATGGACAAAATTAATGATAACTTCCAGGAAGTATATACTGAACTGGGCGGTGACTCATTAAGCAATTTAGATTTCAGTGGCAACACAATAAGTTCTGCAAATAGTAATGGGGACATTATTCTCGACCCCAACGGTACAGGTAAAGTTAAAGTTGATAATCTTGCTATCA